TTCGAAAATGAGTCTAAATCAGAACGGAACTGAGACAAAATCAAAATCCAACAACAAACAACATACACATAACACAATGCACGCCACGAACCTACAAGTTGTCGGTCACCTACCGAAGAACACAAAGGTTTTCGCATTCCATCAGACGCGTCAAGACGCCCTGAGGAACATGAGCGAGAAATTGGTTAAGAAGGCAATTCACATGGAATGTACACCTGAGTTGGCTCAACAAGCCATCCATGGATACAGAAGATCCAAAGGAGGAGATGCTATCGCTGAAGAAGACTTCAAGAAGTCGGACCAGCCCTATCACCCCGTCCCGCGCGACTTCCACTACAGGAAAGCACTCGCAACATGCGAACGACTTTTCCGTCCATCACGCCGTCTCAAACCTATCGCTTTCCCCGATCTAAGGTATTTTCCTTGGACACTGAATGTTAGTGCGGAAGCACCGTACTCTTACAGTCAGTACTGGGCGCGAGAACTTAGACGTATGCAGGCAGAAGGAATCACGCTTGACAGCAAGCCAACCTTCCATAACCTCTACGACACTATCTTCCACGTTAATAGGAGCCACATCCACAGCATCAAGTTCGGCCTGTACCCATTCTGGGATCAGGAAACCGGTGAACCAATCCCGTATAAGTGGAACACACTTCATGCGCGATCTCACACGGTAAAGGCAGACAAGGACGACAAGATCCGAGCAGTATTCGGTGTGCCAAAGCTTTTGCTTATGGCAGAAAACATGTTTGTCTGGAACTTACAAAAGGAGTACCTGAACAAACGAGTTAAATCACCAATGCTCTGGGGTTACGAGACATTCAAAGGAGGATGGCAGAAACTCTGGCGAGATTTGTTCAAGACGAACTTCTCATCAGTACTGTCCGCTGACTGGTCAGGATTTGACCATAACGCACTCCACGAAGTCATCGACGACGTCCACCGCATGTGGAGATCATGGTTTGATTTCGATCAAGGTTACGAGCCTTCGAAGTCTGACACCCATGACTACCACGCTTCACAGACAGAGGAATGGAAGATCCAGAACCTTTGGGATTGGATGACGCACTCCGTCAAACAGACTCCCATCTTAGGATTCTCTGGGACCATCTACAAGTGGTCGTTCAACGGCATCGCTTCCGGGTTTCAACAGACCCAGTTGCTCGACTCGTTCGTTAACGCAATCTACCTACTCACATGTCTATCCGCACAGGGCATCGACATCAACGCCCCTGGCTTCAACCTGTTCGTCCAAGGAGACGACAGCCTAACAACCTTCCAAGAGAGGGTGTTTCAATTCGG